ATATCGCAAACCGCAAAAGCGCGGCCGTCATGGAGCTGCGTCTGAAGATGCTGGAAGAAAAAGTCGGCAAACACAATCAGATTGTCGAGAGAATGTATATCGCTGAAGGAAAGATTACCGAACTTCAGCATGATGTAACTGATCTGAAAGGGAGGGCATAATCATGGGGAATTGGAACTGGAGCGAGTGGTGGAAAGCAGCGCTGATCCGGGCAATCAAGACCTTCGCACAGACGGCGGCGGCGAGTATTACTGTGGGTGCAGCTGTCTCGGAAGTGGACTGGCTCCGTGTACTCTCTGTGAGTGGGGTGAGCTTTGTCCTCAGTGTGCTGACGAGTCTGGCCGGTCTGCCGGAAGTCGAGAGAACAGACCCGCCTGATCTGTTAGGCGGCGAGCCATAAAACGAAATAACCACTTAAGTAGTAAAGTGTTCGTCTATCGTTTCGGCAAGTCCACTTGACCGTACTAAGCGAACACTCGTCCGGTACGGAAGGAAGATCGGTAGTTTTCTGCCGGTCTTCTTTTTTTATGCGGAAAAATATTAGTAAATGATCGGCGTGGACTTCGGCACGAGTCACAAAGGCATCCAGCAGGCCGGACCGGGTGAAATCCGGATCTGAATATCCCTCGCGGAACAGCTCCAGGAAGCTGATGATGTCATCCTCTGTCGGCTGATCGTCCAGAAGCTTCTCCCCTTCCTTCACCTTTTCTGCTAAGTCCGCCTCTTCCCTTTCAAGCCGCAATAGTTCGTCTTTGGTGGTATTTGTGAATACGCCGGCTTTAATGGCGTTCAGAATGTTCGCCTTTTTGGTCTTGACTTCGGACAGGGACAGCCGGTCAAGATCCAGATCCGAATCCGGACGGAGCTTATCCTGGTCAAGGATCGTCTGGTGAGCCATCCATCGGATGCAGTCATCCGACAGCACATCATCCCAGATGGCGCGGCAGATTGTATCCTCCAACGCGTCGCGGGGATAACTCCGCTGATCGCATTTGTGCGCACGGTGGCTCCGGCAGGTGTAATAGTAGCACAGTTTCCCGGATTTGGATGTCCCGCTGGTGCCGGTCATGGCCTCCCCGCACAACCCGCAGAATAATTTCCCGGTCAGGGAGTAATACCCGTTCGGCGTCCGGCGCGGACCGGTCTTTGTATGGCTGATTGTCTGAACCTTGTAGAACAGGTCCTTATCCACAATCTGAGGGATGGCGTCTTCCTGGATGTGGTATTTGCTGATGTAAGTCCCGATATACCGCTGATTTCTCAGAATCGTGTTAAATGACGAACGATTCCACGCGGAGCCGTGCCTGGTTTTAATGCCTCTGGCGTTAAGATCCCGGCAGATGCCGGCATAGGTTTCACCGGATCCAACACGGCGGAAAATCTCCTGGACGATCTCAGCTTCTTCCGGCATGATCTCATAATGCCCATCAGCTGACCGCCGGAAGCCGAACGGCACAGATCCGGACGCCAGGCATTTTTTCGCATTGTCCTCATAACCGCGCCGGATCTTCTGGGCCAGCTCAGCACTATAATACTGAGCCAGGCCCTCAAACACGGATTCGATCAGGATTCCGGACGGATTGTCGCTGATCGGTTCGGTAGCCGACACGACACGGACACCGCTCTGCCGGAGTTCGTGTTTGTATCTGGCGCTGTCATACTTGTCACGGGAGAAGCGGTCGAGAGCATACACGATAATGGCACAAAAACGGCCCTTCCGCGCGTCCTTTATCATCTGGAGGAATTGTGGGCGGCGGTCTGTGCGGCCCGTCATGGCGCGATCTGAGTAGGTCTGGAGTACGTTATAGCCCTCTCGTTCTGCAAAGGCCGTGCAGACATTGATTTGCTGTTCAATGGACGCCTCACGCTGGGCGCTGGATGAGAAACGGGCATAGATGACGGCGTTCACTTCAGATTTTCCTCCTTCATGGATTCCAGGACGGCGATAGCTGCACGTTTAGCCTGGATGGATGCGGTGCGCCACAAGACCACCATCTGAGCATCTTCCTTTGGAGTCTGTGGGCGGGATCTCTCGACTAATGCGGATAGAATAGATGGGTCGATAGAAAGGGACGGGCTGATCAGGCTCATGAAGCGGCTACCGTCCGATTCCGGCCTCTCTACGATCAAATCATCTGTCGCGCAGCCGAGCACGTCAGCAATCCTCTGAATGGTATCTATCTCCGGAAACGCTTTGCCGGTTATCCAACAATGCACAGTGGATTTCGACATACCGAGCGCTTTTGCAAGGTCAATCTGCTTCATCCCTGCTTTTGTCATGTACTTAGGAAGCTCTCTTTTGAAAATTTGGCGCTTATCCATCATGGTCACCTCCCGTAATAGAATAACAGACAGTTGAAGAAAAATCAAATTTTTCTGAAAAATGTTGAATTTAATTCTTGACAAGTTGGTTGAATTCGTTTAAACTATCGCACGTGGCCACAACATCGAAGAAAGGAGGACAAAAGCAAATTGGAAGGGAAACTTAGAATCACCCTGGAGGCGGCGAGAGTCAACGCCGGATTGACTCAACCGCAAGCCGCTCAAGCGGTAGGTGTGTCTGTTGCTACTATCCTGAAGTGGGAAAAAGGAACCACCGTTCCGCCCGTAGATAAAGCCGAACAGCTGATAAAGTTGTACGGTCTACGCTTCGATGACGTAAATTTTTGCCGTAAAAGTTGAATTGAAATGAACCAACGGAGGAGCCCTGATGAACGAACGAAAGGAAGGAGAATACAGGAGTCGAGTTTACGAGGATCGCCCAGCATACGCAGACTTTGACTCTCCGCAGAAATTCCAAGCAATTCAAGGAATTATAATGCGGAGGCTTGTGGAACATCCAAATGCTATCTGCTCATACTCTGGCGGATCTGACAGTGATATCTTGCTACACAACATTGAGCAAGCGAGAAAAATACTCCGGCTTCCACCGGTGAGATACGTGTTCTTTAATACTGGCCTTGAGATGAAGGTCACCAAAGACCATGTAAAAGCAATGGAGCAAAAGTATGGAATCGAGATAGAAACCGTCAGACCTAAGGTGAATATCGTACAAGCGACAAGAAAATGCGGTCAGCCGTTTGTATCGAAGATCATGAGCGGCGGTCTCGAAGAATGGCAGAAAAAGAAAATCCCGCTTTCCATCCACGACGAGTATTGGAGCGCTGAGGACAAAGAAGCGAAACGGGAAGAGCTCCGTACCAGATATCCAAACAGTGAGCACCTTATCAACTTCTTGTGCTGCTGTAACACGAAAGGAGAACCGCGACCTGATATCCAGCTTGTGATCAACTCATCAAAATACATGCTGGACTTCATAAAGGAGTGCCCACCAGACTTTCCGATCAGCGCACGGTGTTGTGACTATTGCAAGAAACAAGTCGCTCACTCGGTTCAAAAAGAGTACGAAATGGTGATCACTGGAGAGCGCCGGGATGAAGGCGGAATGCGATCCGTACCGCGTCAAGATAACACGACGATGTGCTTTACGGAGACATCAAGTGGCCAGTATAGGCTCAGACCTCTTTATTACGTATCGGACAAGGATAAAGAGTGGTACAAGGAAAGATTCGGCATTCGATATTCTGATGCTTACGAAGTTTACGGAATGAAGAGAACAGGCTGCTGTGGGTGTCCGATATCGTACAGAGCGACTGAAGACCTGGAGCTGATAAGACCGCATGAACCGAACCTCGTAAGGGCCGCATGGGCAATATTCGGAGATAGTTACAAATATCGGAAGAAATACAACGAATATAAGGCAAAAAGAACGAGGAGAGAAAAACAAATTGAAGGTCAGATCGACATGCTCGACATGATCTGAGAAGGAGGCAACCTAATGGCACTTACACCCATGCGGGCCATCCGCGCAAAATGTCTCGACTGTGTGGCACAACAGGCCCAAGAGGTACGCCTCTGTATTGACGAAAAATGCCCTCTGTGGCCGTACAGAATGGGACACAGGCCGAAGGATGACCAAGAACCCTCGGAAGATGGCGGAGGTGAAAAATCGTAAGCTACGCGGGGGTTTTTCACGAAAGACGATGCGTCTGAGGGGCGCAGGATGGAGGACTCATGCAAAACGACTTATCCCTCACCTTCGAGCGCAGCCTGTACCGGGCTGTTATCCGGTTCAAGGAAGAGCATCCCGGCGTGCTGGAAGAGCGAACGAAGCTACGAAAGGAGCACCATGAACATCAGACCGATTCACACCAAATGCCGCCACTGTGGCCGGCCGATCTTCCTGGTTAAAACGACCAAGGGCAAGACGCTGCCATGCGACAGAGCGGAAGAAACATTTGTTATTTCCGCCAGCCATTCCGGCCGATTCGTCACCCAGAGCGGTGAGGTCTACACCGGTTCGCTGGCCACAGACGGAGATAAGGACTTCGACCGAATGACAGGATGGCCGTGTCACAACGACACCTGTCCGAAGAGAGGAGCAAAACAATGAAAATTGAGTTTTTTATGAATGCACGAGAGATCCGTGAGGCCATCCGCGATATGACGATGGATGAGATCAATAAGATTCTGAAGGATAACCAGCCCGATAAGCTGCCCCGGATCGTGGGGATGCTGGATTTCATGCATCGCATCGTCGCGGAATGTCAGGAAGCGGAGGAAGACCATGCGAAAGATTAAGCGTTTCCGGACCCACAGCGGGACGGTCTGTTATCACCCTGTTGACGCCGATGAGCGGACAGCGACCGTTCGGTATTGGCTGGGCGTGCCGGCTGTTGCGGTGGCCTTTCTGGTGATCTGCTGCGTGGCAGCGGGGATTGTATAAGGAGGCGAAGTCGATGCCTGACCGGGAGAAGATTATAAAAGGGTTAACTGAATGCGTTACGGCAGGCTTGGAAACGGCGTGTCCGTTAGATTGCCCATATTTCCAGATTTGTGTCACTGATGTGGGGCCAGCAAACCTATTTATGCCGCTGATGCAGGACGCTCTTGATCTGCTGAAAGAGCAAGAAGCGGAGATGCGGCAGTTAAGGCTTGCGCTTGATATTGCAAAAGGAACGTGCAAGGGAATCGTTATGGAAGGTCGGTGAAATGGTATGGCTAAACTTCCTGACGGATGGATGTGTATTCCAAAGACGAAGGATGCCGTGACGATAAACGTGGAAATGCGGGAACTTGTTATGTGCAGAAATTGCAAGCATGGAGAACCGTGCAATGAAGATGTATTTTGCACCAAGGACATTGGCGCGATTGAATCATCTGTACATAAGCCGGACTGGTTTTGCGCTGACGGTGAACGCAAGGAAGGCAGGTGAAATGGAATGATTGATCCCGTTGAATGGCTCGGAACCTGGGAGCCGGCACGGTACTTTGGCAAGCATGAGCATTATGAGTCTGTAACCGGCCCGGGGGGCTATGTGTACGACTACCAGACCAATGGCAACCTGCTGACGGCGCCCGTGATCCGGGCGATCCCCGTGGATGGTCGGGTCGGGCTATCGTGGACGCAGAGCCCACAGGTTAAATTCTGGCTGGACAAACCGAAGAAGACAATCCTGGAGCGGATCATGGACTGGCTGAAGGAGTAAATGATGGAAGACACAAAGAAACCAACTTTACCGGAAATTATCGAGGAGGTTGCGACGGAGTTCTGCGATGAGTATTGCCGATTCCCGTTCGAAATTGATGACGAGGATACGCTGCTCAATACAAAGTGTGCGAATTATCCGATTCAGCGACTGACATAACGCGAAGGGAGCAAACAGTGAAGAAAACCAATTATATGGGCGATTCCTGGAGGAACGGCTTCTATTACTTCCTGGTGGACAATTATGTGGTGGATGACGATGCGGCCGGAGAACTTACACGGGCCGCGATGGAAGACAAACACTTCCCCAGGAAGAGTCATAGCCGGGATTATATTCGGAGTTATCTTGAGGATAACGACTACGACCAGGCTTATATCGATGTTCTTGACGAGCTTTTTGATTCGTATATTGCTGAGCTCTACAAAATGGCGGAGGAGGATGAAGAATGACACTGTACGAGATTGATAGCGCGATCCTGGCCTGCGTGGATCAGGAAACCGGCGAGATCATCGATCCGGAAGCGCTGGACGCGCTCCAGATGGAGCGGGACAGGAAGATCGAGGGCGTGGCCCTCTGGGTGAAGGACCTGAAAGCAGAGGCGGAGGCCATCGGAAACGAGATCAAGGCCCTGACGGCCCGGAAGAAAGCTGCGGAGAATAAGGCTGAGCGGCTGAAAGCCTGGTTGGGCGAAGCGCTGGAGGGCGAGATCTTCAAGAGCGCAAAGGTGCGCGTCAGCTACACCCACAACACCCGGCTGAACGTGATCGATGAGCAGTCTGTGGTGAAGTATATCGAATCGCATTACACGGAGCCGGAGGAGCTGCTTCGCTACCAGCTGCCGGAGATCCGGAAGGACGCCGTCAAGGCCGCGATCAAAGAGGGCGCTGAGATCCCTGGGGCGTGCATCGAGGCGACGGAAAGCGTGGTGATTAAGTAATGGGACGCTTTATCCTGATATATGGGAAGAGCGGCAGCGGGAAGAGCCGGAGCCTGAAGAACTTCGGCGAGGATGAGATCTTCCTGGCGAACGTGATCGGCAAGGAGCTGCCATTCCGGAACCGGTTCAAGTACGTCAGCGTCACGGACAGCGTGGACACGATCATCGCCGGGCTTCAGAGGATGCCATGCAAGACCGCCGTGATCGATGATGCCGGTTATCTGATGACCAGCCAGTTTATGGCCGGACACAGCCAGCCGAAAAAAGGATCCAGCAGCTTCGACCTGTACAACGACATCGCGGACAGCTTCTGGCGGCTGATCCGGGCCATTAAGGATCTGCCGGAGGACGTGAACGTTTACGTCATGCTGCATGAGGAAACCAATGATTATGGGGATACAAGGCTCCGGACCATCGGGAAGCTGTTGAACGACAAGGTCTGTATTGAGGGTATGAGTGCGATAGTTCTCCGCTGCGTGACGCTGGGAAAAGAGCATTTCTTCCAGACGCAGACAGACGGGAGCGATATCACGAAAAGCCCGGAGGATATGTTCCAGGATGAAAAGATTGAGAATGATCTGAAGGCGGTGGATGTGCGCATCCGTGAATTCTATTCCGGAAACTGATAAAGAGGTGAATAACTTTGGGTTTTGGTATTAGTGCAATTCCAACTTATTACAAGGGCGTTTTCTTCCGAAGCCGGCTTGAAGCTCGGTGGGCCGTGATCTTTGACCGGCTGGGGATTGACTGGCATTACGAAACAGAGGGGTACGACATCCAGATTGATGAAGGGATCACGATCCGGTATCTTCCGGACTTCCTGCTCCTGGGTGGATCCATCCGGTGCCCGGATCCTCTGTTCGTTGAGGTGAAGGGTAACATGCAGCCGGATGATGCGCTGAAGATCAGAGCGTTTTCCGAATACTATCCGATCTATGTGGTTGGAGAGATTCCGAAAGACATCATGGAGATCTGCAACGGCATAGACACAGAAGCCGGGGTTTCCTACTACAATTTTGACACAGTTGACCGGGACAATTTCGGCGCGGTGCTGGGGGCCAGCAAAGCGGGAGGATGGGGCCTTTTCGGCGCGGATAGTTCCTACTGGCAGGATATGGACGAAGCCAGAACAAGACAAGCGTATGCAATCGCCAGGGCGGCACACTTTGAATATTAATAAAGGGAGGATTAAACAATGGCTATTAATCGTTTCGGTGATTTCGACAAGGTGCAGGGATATCAGGATCGGCCGCAGCTGCCGGTGGGCGGCTATGTGATGCGGATCATGGGCGCTGAGGTGAAGGAAAACCGCATCGGCCAGTATGTCCAGGTCAGCATGGATATCGCGGAGGGCCAGTATAAGGACTTTTTCGCGGAGGATTACCGCGCCCAGGATACCGACAAAAAGTGGCACTGCAACTATCTGCTCAACGTTCCGCTGGATGACGGCAGCGAGAAGGATGGCTGGACGAAGCGGCGCTTCAAAACCTTTACGGATGCGCTGGAGGCGTCCAACAGCGGCTATCATTTCGACTGGGATGAAAAGAAATTCAAGGGCCTGATGATCGGCGGGTTGTTTAACACCCGCGAGTATAAGACCAACGACGGCCGGCGCGGCAGGTCTACCAATCTGGCCCAGGTTTGCAGCGTAGATAAGATCCGGACGGGCAAGTTTAAGATTCCGAAGGATCAACTGCTGAAAGAGGAATCTGGCGCCGCGGAACCCAGCTCCACCAGCACGACGCCCGGCGGGTTTACCGTTGTCCATGATGATGATCTGCCGTTCTGATGCGGCCGAAAGACATCAGAGCTGTCCTTAGTTCCATGGTTGTGCTGGTGGACAGCCGGGAACAGGACACAGACCGCGCCCGGTGGAGGTACGCCTCCATCGGGCTTCCGGTAGAGCGGTGTGTACTAGATTATGGCGATTACAGCTATAACGCGACGCTGCCGGACGGGCGGATGATCTACGACACGTCCGACCGGATCCGGCCCACGGTGGCCATTGAACGGAAAATGAACCTGGATGAACTGGCCGGGTGCTTCGGATCCAGTCGGGAGCGGTTTGAGCGGGAGTTCCGGAGAGCCAGTGAGGCAGGCGCCCAGATGTGGCTGCTTGTGGAGGGCGGGAGCTGGGAGAACATCTATGATCATCGGTATCAATCCCAGATGACGCCGAAGAGCCTGGCCGGATCCATTATCGCATTTTGCGGACGGTATGATTTGCGTTTGGTTTTCTGTTCTGAACGGACAACCGGGCGGATTATTCGGGGAATCCTGGAGAGAAATCTGAAGGATAGGCTGGAAGGGGGTGAGTTTGATTGAATGATATCGGGTGGGTAAAAGTGTATAAGCAAATGCTCGACAGCGATTTCTGGAATAGTGCGGAACCTTTTACTCCCAGGTCTGCGTTCATACATGTTCTTCTTTCCGCGAACTGGAAAGATGGCAGAATCTATCACGATGGGAAAGCTATCACAATAAAGCGCGGGCAATGGCTGACCAGCATCAGAAAACTTTCGGAAACATTCCACTGGGGTATTCGCCGTGTTTACAGATGGTTAGATATGATGGAAAAATTCGGAATGATAACAAGGGAAAACCTGAAATTCGCAACACTTCTAACCGTTGTAAATTATAGCAAATATCAGGGTCTGGGGAACACCAGCGACAACACCAATGACAACACCAGCGATAACACCAGTGATAACACTAACGACAACACCAGCGACAACACCAATGACAACCGATCTAAGAAGGAAGAAGAAAGAATAAAGAAGGAAGAAAGTAAATCACCCGCTGCCGCGGGTCCGCCTCCGGC